GTAGCAGAAGTATATCCGATACCTGTATTAAGCACAACAACATCAGTAACCTTCTGATTTACAACCACTGCTCTTAATTTTGCACCTGTCCCCGATCCAATACCAACAACTTCTAAGTCTGGTGGAGATGTATATTCACTTCCAGTATTTGTAACTTGCACATTTATTATTTTACCACCATCAATTATCGGTTTTAATTCTGCACCTTTACCACTTTTTACAAAAATATCTGGTTTTTTGTGGAAATTAATTGTTGTTGATCCATATCCTGTTCCTGCATTATGCAGATAAACGTCAGAAATTGATCCTTTTATTACAGGAGTTGCAGTAATTACCCCAACTCCACCAATAATATCTGCATTTACTGTAATATTAATTGCAGGATATGCAAAATTTTGATTACCACTACCTACAGAAACTATGTCTACGTAATTATTTCTATCATAATTTGCAGAAATTGTTCCTGCTGCACCAGCATTTGCTAATCTAAACTCATTTTCATTTAATTTAATTACTTGATATTGCAGATTTGTGTCTAAACCACCTATAGATGTGCCATCTGTTGAATAAACTATCTTTTCACCACTATTAAATCCATGATTTTTGAAGAAAATAGTATCATGTGCAGTGCTAATTCCAGTTGGTTGTACAATTAATTTGCGATTTTCAAAATCTGTTCCAGAATTAACTACAGAAATCTTAGAAATTGTGTTATTTGCCTTCTTAGTTCTGAATTTATGAATACCAGAAGTTTCTGCAGTAGTAAATCCTACAGTATTAATACCTGCAGAGTAGTCTGATACAGTTTCATAAAGATTAATTGTTTTATTATTAACTACTTCAGCGACATAAACTGCTCCATTATTAAGAGTTAATCCAGTAATTAAGTTTATACCATCCTGATATGCGGTTGTTCTAATACCAACTCCAATCGCTGTATTACCATTTCGATTGTAAATTATCTCATCACCACTTATTAAGTTGTGATTTTGTGGGAAAGTAAGATTATCATTAGTTACATCTATACCACCACCCACTGTAGACTGTCTTCCATCGAATGTAAGAGTTCTATGTCTCTCTTCTAGTTGAGCATCTAATATTGCACCAGAAGAATTACCACCAGTAATAGTAACGGAAGATACCTTCTTAACATCAAAATCCTGTGGATCAATAAAAACTTCAGTGAGTTTACCTTTCACTACTGGTTGAACAAGAGCTGTAGTCAATCCTGTGCTTATTGTTACTGCTGGTAGATTTATGACATCAAAGTTTGTTCCACCATTATACACTCTAACGCTCTCTAACGGTCCATAGTAAACTTTATCTGCTGACTTATAGTTTATAACCTCTACACCATTCACAAGCATTCCAAGAGCACCTGGTGCTGTTAGAGTGTTCTCTCCTGTTTTTACATCAGGTGTATACGGAAACTTACGTAATAACTTCTGAGGATGAATAAATTGTGTCTTTTGAGTAACTAAAGTAAACTTATGGAATCCAGATGTTGCAGGTGCAGAAAAATATTCACGAGTTGGTGTAGTATCGTTATCAGCATCAATTAATGACCTTGATCTATACAATTGTACCTTTTTCTTATCTGCTAACACTTTTACAAAATATGATGTGCTATCCTCTAATCCATCAAGAGTGTTGTTTTCTGCATTATAAATTACTTCTTCACCTGTTTTAAATGGAACATCACTATTAAATGATATTACACTGTATTTTAGTTTGTTAGTATTAAATTCTTGTAAATTAGTAGATACAAGAGATGTGATTATAGATTGGTCAAGATTTTTTGTTAATGTGTATGATGGAAGGGAACTAGATGCTACATAAAAACAATTTTCCTTTTCTGTATATAAATTTTGAATATCTGCAGTAATTAAATCATTTCCATATACTAAAGGAGCACCACTACTGTTTACTGTCTCTAATTTTCTACGTATAGAATAATCAGTTGTTGCTGAAGGTGATCCACTCAACCCACCTAACGTTACTGTGCTTCCATTTATTGTCTGCACTGTCGCATCAGCAAATTCTATGGTTTCAGATGCCCCTAAAAGCACATCTACAATATCACCAACTTTAAGTGCAGATGGATCTGGTGTAGTCTTTAAATTAAATCCATTATTAGTATTATCAACAAAAAATCTAGAACTTGTATTATAAATCCAAGAATTTGCAAAGGTTTGTTTGTAAGTTTTATTAAATTCGGGATTTTTTATCTTTTCGCCAACATTTTTAACAAATATCTTTTCACCTTCAGTAGTTGAAGTAACATCACCAATAGTTTCTACATCTGATAATACACCAGTAATTCTTATTTCAACCTTTTTAGTAATATCTCCATCTTCATATCCAAAGAAAACATCATTTGTGCGAATACTGGATTTAGTGTCCATAGCATTGTCTACACCGACACATCCTAAGAACTGATTAACTGTTTTTGATGAATATGTAATGATATTAGCACCAGAAAGAATAGTGCCAGTTGATCCAAATCCAACAGTGCTATCTACAGTAATAACTGAAGATCCAATTGATACTGGATTGATGTTTGCTGTTTTTGGTTGAATTTCAAATGTTCCTTCTATTAAGTCTCTATCATCAAAACCAACAAATAGACCTAATTTAAAATATGTGCTTATTCCAGACCTTGTAAATATCTCAACTTCAGAAACTGATGCTTGAGTTTCTAAATCAGACTCTTTTTTAATTGTTTGACCAACAAGTTTATCAGGATCACCAGATATTCTTTCAGCAACAACTATTTCTCTTCTTAAAAACTCTGCAGATGATGGTTTTGGTAAATATTGCTCTAAATCTATGACTTTTGGTACTTCACCAAATAATACCTTGAATAATATCTTAAATGACTCTTCAGTTCCTTTTGCCTCATAAAATGTTCTCGCTTCTTTGATGAAATTATTAACATCAAGGTCTGAAACAAAATCTACATCCTCTAAACCAGGTGTAAGTGTATATTTTAACTTCTTATAGAATTCTTTAAGGAAATTTGAACTTAAGTTAATAACTTCCTTTCCAGCATCATGAGATGCTTGATTAGTATCTTCAAAAAGAAGTTCCTCAGCATTTAAATCTGTCCTATAACTACTAATTCCACTAAAACCACGAACAACACCTGTAAAGGTGTTTGTAGTTAGTCCTGTATATGTAAATATCTCACTATCAATCTTAAAAAGACCATATTGATCAGGAAATCCCTTTGTAGTGTATACCTGCACACTATCTGTGGTTGAAGTGATACCAGAATATAACGTAGTCTTTCCAGTTATGACTTCTGGAGTTAAATTATCTAATTTTATGTACTGATCTAAATTATCTGCAAGATCAGTAGCACCAGATTGATGCTCTTGTGAAATATAGTACTGCTTTAGGAAATCAAGCGTCTTTGGACTCTCTGCACGAATAAAATCGGGCAGTTGGTTCGCAAGAATTTGTTGTACTTGTACTCGTTTCTCAAAACCAGTTTGTATCATTTCTTAGTATCCTGATCCAGCTGTTGTGGTGGTTGTTGTTGTAGTTGACGAAGTGGTTGTTGTTGAAGTATCTCCTCTTTTTAGACTTCCATTCAAATAACTTGATGTTGTCTTATATCCGACACCAGATATCTGCTCTCCAGATGAAATTGTATCCTTAACCATATTTATTGTGCTGTCAGATACGGAAAAACTCAAATATAAGTCTTTCAAACCAATTACATCATTTGAATCTGGGAATGCTTGTATCTCAATTACATCATTTGCTGCAACAGTCGATGTTACATTTAATGTATTAATTATAATCTCACCTTTAGTGTAATCAACTGTTCCTGCAGACTTAGCAACCACAATGTATTCATCACTTTCAGATGATTCTTTAACCACAGATAAAACTCCCATGTTTCCAGTTGCATCTGGAACATCTGTAAAGTATAATGTACCTGTTTGATTTGCTAAAGTAAATCCTGTGCTCTTAATATTGAAACCACCTGCGTTTTTCTTAAATGCATTGCCATAACATAGCTCATATTGAGCAGATTGATTTAATAAACACTTCATGTTACGTCTAATAATCACTCTGGTAATGTTTGATGTAATTGAACTGTCAGATCCATCAATTATTTGACCTAATTTACTATATTTGAACCTTCCACCAAATTTATTGATGTTTGAAGTGGAGAATGTGCTTAAAACACTCATCACTTTACTCTTAACTTCGTTTACGTTGCTTACTTGTGAACTGTTATAGTAGACTGCACTATCAATTTCAACATAAAGTACCTTTAAATCAATAATTTTCTGGTTAATACCCGATAATGAGTAATTTTTAAGTTTTGATTGAATATTTTGCTTATCAAAGTCGGAAACAAAGTCACCATTCTTTGGTTTGATGCTTATTAACACTTGACCAAACTCTGGTGGATCGAGTTCCTCGCCCCCCACAACCGCTACAGACTCAGTGTTAGGATAAATGGACTGAATGATTGCTTCATAGTCTCTGGCGGTCACTGCACGGTACTGTGAGGCATATATTCTAGGTGCAAAATACTTAATCGAGTCAATACTTTCAATATCACCACCATTAGATGCTGCAGAATTTGTAGTAACAGATATATTACTTGAAGGAACGATTGCATTTCCTAAATCATCAACAACTCTACCAGAATATGAGAAATTAGTAGGACCATTTCCCTCTTTACCATCAGTTATAATGTATGTTACAGTAATTACTGCACCATTTTCCAATTTTTTACCAAAATATCCATCACCAAACAGTAATTCGTACCTTTCATCCTTCGCTTCTTGAAGTAAATATATTTCTGATGTGGAATCTATGTTTAAAATATTATCTGCCTTTGAATATTCTCTCCCAAGACCTGTATCAGACAAACCTTTCACTTTTACTACGATTGTTGAGCTGTCTATGAAGGAATTATCGAGTAAAAAGCGTTGATCAAGTGACCCATCGACCACAAATTGCTTTCTAAGGAAGGTTCCTTGATAAACATCAATATTATTGAAGGTTGCAACACCATTTACTATGGTTGTAACAACATCGTTTGGTATGGAAAAGAGATAATTAGTGTTTTCAACAGTTCCTACACACACTAGACCTGCTGATAGGGTTGCTGTAGCAGCAGTAGATGTAGTATTGAAGGGAAAACTAACCTGAGCCTTTGCTGCTGACCTTGAACGAGGTACATATCCTATATTTCTTGCTAATGAAACTACATTTTCACGAATAGTTGCAGAATCTAGGAAGGATTCGTTGACAACCATGTTCGAGTTGAATGCTGTAATGTAAGTATTATATGCTAACGTATCAATTAATGCGGAAAAGTTAGAACCTTCAAAGTCAAAGTCCTTAAAATCAGAGTTTGCACGGAGATAACTCTTGATTTGTGTCTTAATCTGATCAAAATCTAGATTTGTAAACTTAGTGAAAGGCATATTATCGAGTTGCTTCTAGGATAAATGAGAATTCTTGAGATGGTAAACTTTGTCCAATGATATCAAAGTATACTGTAACATCAAAATTGTTCCGATCAGGTCTTGGATCAACTTGAACTTGCACATTATTCACTCTTGACTCAAAATTACTGATTGTAGTCAGTATTTCTTCTTCAATTGAGTCTGCAGTTGCAATATCAACAAAATCAAATAGGAGTCTACGAACTCCAGAACCCAAAATAGGGTTAAAAAATCTTTCACCAGGTATTGTTTGTACCAAATTACGGACAGAACGAGTTATCGCCCTCTCGTTACGAAGAACAGGAAGATCTTTAGTGACTGGATGGGGGTCAAAAGACAAACTTATGTCTTTAAATGACCTTGAAACCCTTTGTCCGTACATTTATTAATAGTTTACTCACTTTATTTATGTGAGTTATGTAACACTATTCTAATTCTTTCCTTTCTTT